GCTCGCGTCGGCGACTCGGCTCGCCGAAGCTCGTCGCACCCTCGACGGCGACATTCTCGAGGTACGCCTCGGCAATGGTCGGGTGCAATGGGTCGAGGGCGATCGCATTCGCGACCCCATCGGCGGCGACACGACGCGGCCTGGCGACGCGGCTCGATTGTTTCACGGCGTTCAAGTCGATGAAGCGGGCGCGGCTCTGGCGTACGCGGTCCACAAGCGACAACGTCGCGTCGGCATGCAGTTCGAGCGTTGGCTCGACGCTCGTAATTGTTACCTGCACGGCTACTTCGATCGATTCGACCAAGTTCGCGGAATCTCACCCCTCGCCCCCGCGCTCAACACGTTACGGGACACATATAAGGGCATCGACTACGCGCTCGGGAAATTGCTCGTCTCGCAGTTGTTCGCGCTGGCGATCTATCGCGAGAAAAGCGAGGACCTAGGCTCTGCGGCCGAGGATGACGACACGGGATACAAGATTGATTTTGGACGCGGGCCGACGCTGCTCGACCTCGAACCGGGCGACAAAGCCGACTTTCTCGAGAGCAAGTCGCCGTCGACCGAGTTGCAAAGCTATTTGCAGTCGACGATCGGAATGTCGATCAAGGCGCTCGACATTCCATACAGTTTCTACGCGGAAAACTTCACGAATTATTCCGGCGCTCGCCAGGCGTTATTGCAGTATCAGATGAGCGCAACGACCAAGCAGGGGCACAACCGGGCACGCCTCGACGATTGGACGCTGTGGCGCATGCGGCTAGCGGCGATCGATGGCGAGTTGCAGCTCGATCGAGACCCGGCTGAGTTGAATTGGGACTGGGTGCCGGCCGGCATGCCCTGGATCGACCCATTGAAGGAAATTCAGGCACAGAAAGAAGCGATTGCGGCGGGCCTCGGCTCGCGCACGGAGTTCGCCAAAGCTCGCGGCCGATCGCTCGATGAGGTGCTCGACGAGCTGGCAGCGGAAGAGGAAGCGGCACGCGAGCGCGGCATCACGTTTGACAAGACTCTAACCCAATCGCAACAGCTCGAGGTAGTGACGAATGGCTAACACAACCAAGAAGCAAGTTCCCGTCGAGGCGTTGCGGTTCGCGGCCGAGATTACCCAAGGCGATAACGGCTCGGGCTCAAAAACGGTGCCGATCAAGCTCGTTGCGCGAAGCGCTCAACCGATCGAGCATTGGTACTGGGGTCGGGTGGCTCACGACCTGTCGGGCATGACCAGCAAGTCGAGAGTTCCCCTCGACTACTGCCACAACGAGGCCGAGGTGATCGGCTACGCGAACAAATTTACAGTTGACGGCGACGGCCTGGTCGCAAGCGGGGCGCTCACTCCCTACGCCGACGGCGATCGAGCGTCGGAAGTGATTCACAAGTCACGCGAGGGCGTTCCTTACGAGGCGTCGATCTTTTTCGACCCCGATAATTTGGTGATCGAAGAGATACCCCGAGGTATGTCGGCGACGGTCAACGGTTACGACCTCGAGGGACCCGCGGCCGTTATCCGTCAATGGACTCTCCGCGGTATCGCCGTATGTCCGTACGGGGCTGACGGATCAACTAGCGTTCAGTTTTCAAAGAGCGGGCGCGACGTCGCGGTCGCCGTGTTTTCAAAGGAGCAAAAAACGATGGCAACCAATGCCACTGAGACCGATACGACCGACGGCAACGCGGACAAGCAAGCCGAGGCGATGACCCTCGAACAATGGTGTGAGAAAATGGGCCTCGACCCGACCAAGCTCGACGACGCGCAAAAGAAGATGGCCGAGGCGGCCGTCGCTGCGGCCAATGCGGCGACCTCGGAAACCGAAACCGAGACGGAGGTCGAGACCGAAACGGAAACCGAAACACAGCCACCCGAGAAACCAAAGGCCGACGATAGCGCCCTGTCGGCCGGTGGTGTCGAATCGGGCAAGACCGACGGCAAGCGATTTTTGTCGGCGTTCGGCGATCAAGGCGGCGTTTGGTTCGCGCAGGGGCTCACGTTCGAGCAATCGCAGGCCAAGTTCACCGAGGCGAATCTCGAGCGGATCAAGAAACTCGAGGCCGACAACAAGGAATTGTCGGGCAAGCTCGCGAAGCTCCGCGGCGAGTCGTCGCCGGTGAGTTTCTCGACGGCCGACGACGCGGACGACGCGGACGACAAGCCAGCGCCGACCAAGCAGCAAGAGGCGGCGGTCGGTCCCGGTCTCGCCAAGTTTGCCGCGGGGATTCGTATGCCGACCAAGAAAAGCTAGCGCACGTCGCGCGACGCTGGTCTCGGCCGGGTTCAGTTTTCAAACCAACCAACAACCGAACATAAGGGATAGCCAACTATGGCAGTTACAACGCTTTTGGACATTGCAAAGGCCAACGGCTCGGACGCGGCCGTCGGTCTGATCGAGGAAGTCGTAACGTACTCGCCCGAGGTTCAGCTCGGCGCGGCTCGCTCGATCAAGGGCCTCAACTACAAAACGCTGGTGCGCACCGGCTTGCCGTCGGTCTCGTTCCGCGATGCGAACGAAGGCACGACCCCGAGCAAGTCGACATGGGAAAATCGCCTGGTTGAGGCGTACTTGCTCAACCCGCGTTGGGAGTGCGACAAGGCGGTCGCCGACGTCTACGAGGATGGCGCGCAAGCGTTCATTGCTCTCGAGGCGGCGGGCATTATGTCGGCCTCGATGATGGCGCTCGGCTCGCAGTTCTATTACGGCGTCTCGAACGACGCGAAGGGCTTCCCCGGTCTGCTCGCGGCGTACGACTCAACGAATATGGTCGTTGACGCTGGCGGCACGACCGACAACACGGCGTCGAGTGTTTGGGCCGTGATGTGGGGGCCGCAAGCGGTGCAATGGGTCATTGGCAATAATGGCGCGTTGACTGTCACGGATGTGACCGAACAGCGGGTGCTTGATTCCAACAACAAGCCCTACACGGCCTACTGCCAAGAGTTGATGAGCCGTATCGGTTTGCAAGTCGGCAACCGGTATGCCGTGGGCCGGATCAAGAAGCTCACGGAGGACTCGGGCAAGGGATTGACCGACAGTCGCTTGTCGGCGCTGCTCGCCAAGTTCCCGGTTGGTTTCCGGCCGTCGCATTTCTTGATGAGTCGACGCTCGCAGATGCAGTTGCAGCAGTCGCGCACGGCGACCAATCCGACGGGCGCGCCGGCTCCGGTGCCGTCGGAAGCGTTCGGAGTGCCGATCATTGCAACCGATTCGATTGTCGACACTGAGGCTCTCGCGCTGTAAGCGGCCGAGCTGCTAACCCTATCGCTGCCAGCGTTCCATTTTGAAGTTCGCCGAACAAACTCACACATAACAGGAGGTCCCAACGATGGGCCTAGCATTACGAGATACACAGCTCAAGGTCACGAAAGCGCTGCCCAACGGCGCGACCAATGTCACTAGCGACGCGATCGACCTCGGGCACGGTTCCCGCGGTGACTTTCTCGCGCTCGCCGAGGTCAAGATTAGCGCACCCGCGTTGGTCGTTGGCGACCTGGCAAACTCGGAGACCATGAAATACGACCTCATTCACTCCGACAACAGCGACTTGTCGAGCCCCTCGACGCTGATCACTTCGGCGATCACGCAAACGGGCGCCGCCTCGGCCGGTGCGGTCGCGGCGACGTTCACGGGTCGATTGTCGCTCGACGTCAAACGCTATATCGGCGTCAAGGCGACCAACAGCGGCGCGGGCGACGCGAGCGACAAGTCGGTGACCCTCGAGCTGCTGCTCTAAGCCACAATGAGCGACCTGGACGACGCACTGGCCGACGCTGCCGATTCGCTGTTGAGTGTCGCGGGTAACGCGATTACTTACACGGCGAAAGGCGGCGAACCGATCGAAACGACGGGCTATCGCACGGGCGAGGCTCAACAGTCGGTCGACGTCGGCGGCGTGGTGCGCGTGCTGGTCGATGAGTGCGACTATACGGTCCCCTTTGCCGACCTCGACGACGAGCCTCGGCGAGGGGACCAAATAGTCGAGACGATTCGCGGCGTCGAGCATTGTTTCGAGGTGCTGCCGGTCGACAAGTCGCAATGCTTTGTTTGGGTCGATCCCAAGCGAACGCAGGTCATGATTCACGTTAAGAGGATACCGACACAGTGACCGCCGTACCTCGATCGCCGCATGTGCTGCTAGCCAAAGCGGTCGAGCGCATTCTCTACGTCGGCAGTTACCAACCCCCGATGATTCATCGGGCCTACATAAACCAACCCAAGTTAGAGCAGCTCGAGCCGTCGTCGCCTTACTTCGCGATTGTGCTCGGGCCTCGAACCGTCAACGCCAAAGAGTCGACCCGAGACGCGATTGCCTACCTATGTCAGCTATCCTTGCAATTCGTGTTTCGAGTCGACGCCGAGGATGCGAGCGCCGTCGACGAGCTGCTCGAGCTGACCGAGGCGAATCTCGACCGAATGCAGACGACTCGGCTCGACGGTGTTCAATCGCTGTTTGTGCCCGAGTCGATGGTCGTCAATGCTTACGACGAGCCACTATTGAGAGACTTTGGCATTTTCGCGAGCCGAATCAATGCGGCCTGGATTGTCACCCAACCCTACGAGGTGACTTAATGGGGTTGCTGAGTGTCGGCCTCAAGAGCGCCTATCAAGGCGGGCTCGCGGGTAAATCCTGGTCTTTGTTTCGGCATCGTGCGATGAGGCGGGCAAAAGTCAGCGTCGGCCGCAAAGCGTCGATTGCTGTCACCTCGGCGGCGGCTGGCGTCGCGGCCGAGAGTGCGGCCAAGGCAGCGGCCAATAAAGTGCAACAGCTCGACAGCGCCGGGCCCAACGAGCAAACGCTCTGGGCCGATGGCTCGACCTGGTCGCTCACGGGGATGTTTTTGCCCGACGAGACCCTTGAGCTAATTGGTCGCCTGGTGCTCGAGCTCAACCCGGTCGCGATCGGTTCTCGTATCGCCGCGGCGGGCATCAATGCGAGCGGTCGACTAGCAGAATCGGCCGCGGGCCTGGTGTCTCGCAAAACAGCAAACCGCCTGAGAATCAGTCGTATGAATGCGGTTCGTCGGGTCAACAAAATCGGCCGTTTCGGGCTGTCAAAGAAAGGGCATCGACGACTAGCAAAAGGTATCGGCCAAGCGGCCGACGTCGGCCTCGCGGTCGCCGAGACAGTCGGCACGGGCGGGCTAGGGCTTGCCGGTAAAGCTGGGGCCAAGGTCGCGACGAGAGTCGCCGCGGTGCAATTGCGATCGGCAACGCGGAAAAGTGTGGCGCGTCGAGTTGCTCGAGCCACCATGCGGGCGTCAGTGAAGTAACCAACAACCAAACAACGATATAGGGAGACTCTACCGATGGCAGAGAGCGACAATCAATACACACAGTCGGCCAAGTGCAAAACGCAAATTGCCGCGGCGTCGGCCTCGCCAACGTGGAAAGTGCTTTACGACATTGTCGGCGACGTCGACAACAACCTTGACAAGAAGTTTGAGACGTTCGCCGTCCAAGGTGAGGACAAGGCCAACAGCGCGCCGGTCGGTGGCGACGAGCAGAAATTGACGTTCCGAGTCAAGCCGAAGAAAACCGGCACCGAGCGCGAGGGGTTCACGCTGCTACAAGATGCGTTTGACGACGTAACGGTCGTATTCTTGCGATCGTTCGACGGGCCGATCGCAACCGGGACCCGCTACAAGCAGCACGCCTATTATGTGCGGCAATGCAAGAGAGTCGAGTCGCGTGGCGGCAATCTCGAATATGACATTGAATTGCTGCGAACTAAGCACGCGGATTGTGTCGAGGTCGACGGCGACTCGTACACGGCTCCCTAGTCGTCGGTGGGTTGTATCGCTGCCAAGTTCTGTTTTTCTGAGGGTTCGTAGATGGCAAGTTTCACAGACAGGAATGGCCTCGAGTGGGAGGTCGGCGAGATTGATAACCTCGACGTCGAGGCGATCGATCAAGAATGCGGGCTCGATCTGCTCGACGAGTTCGACTCGAATCGGCTTAACAAGTCGCTATTCGAGTTGGTCTCGACGGATGTTTGGCTCAAAGTGCTCACGTACTTGCTACGCGAGCAGCTCGCCGCGCGAAACATGACGGCGAGCCAGATACGTTTGACGGCGTCGCTGTCGCGCATAGCGCGGGAGGTGGTGCTCGATGCGTTCGCGGATTTTTTCCAAGGCCGATCGACGTTGCTTTTCCTTCAGTTTGCCGAGCTGCGGAAAGGGACGGCGACGGCGATCGTCGAGAGAATGCTTGCCTCGCGTGCGAAGCTGCTACAGACAATGGACCTGTCGGCGCTCAACTCCGCCGACTTGGCCTCGCTCGAAAGTGCGATGAGTGCCGGCGTCGCCGCACTACCGAAACGCGAGCCTGGATCTACGGACTCGGCGGCAAAGTAGGCGTCGACCCGCGGTCGTTCAGTTGGCGTAAACTCAATTGGATGTACCTAGGTAAGCTCAAGTACGACTGGGAAATTGCGGCCGAGCTGCGACGAGATATTCGGATATTTAGCGGGCTCGAGCTGGATCGCTCGCACCTCGATTACGAATGGCTAAACCCGACGTTTGATCCCGAGGCCGACGACGGTCGACCGAAACGCGAACCGCGAACCATGTTTGAGGCGATGTGATGGACGAGACGGGCCCAATTGTTGAGACGGTGCAAATCGACGCCGACGACTCGCTCGCCAAGTCGAAAATGGAGTCGTTCGGGTCGTGGGTGCAAGGGTGGGGGAAGAAACTCACGATCGCCGCGGGCCTAGTGTCGGGCCTCGCCGGATCGGTGCAAGCGGCGTTTGCCAAGAGTGCGGCCGACCTGTCGTCCTATTCGGTCTCACAAGCCAAACTCGCCGAGACTCACAGCCTCACGACCGACGAGCTGCAAGCGATGCAGCTCCAAGCGCAGCAAACCGGCGTCTCGCTCGACAAGTTGATCGAGAGCGGACAAGGGGCGTCGGCGGCGTGGCTCGCGGCCGGTAACGCTCTCGGAACTGCAATCAGTCCCGAGGCAATCGCGGCCGGCGTCAATCTGTCGCGGGCGATCGGTCTCGCAAAAGATCAAGTGCGGGCGCTCTGGATGAATATCGGGGCCCATTTAGCGCCGTCGATGACGGAGTTCTGGAAGATCGCGCAAGGCGTTCTCTCGGTCGTGATTCGCTGGGTAAAGGAAAACGGGCCCCTAATCCAAACCGTCTCGAAAGTCGCCTCGGCCGCGGCGGTCGTCGCCGGTGCTCTCGCCGGTGCCGGTTCGGTGCTGTGGGGCGTCGGCGCGGCGATCGGATGGCTCACGCCAATTGTGGGCACGCTCGGCGGTGCTTTGGTGACGTTCCTCGTCTCGCCTATGGGTATGGTTGCGGTGGCGGCGGCGGCGGGTGTCGCGGCGTTGCTCTATTTCTCGGGCTCGGCTCGACAGATGGTCGCCGGCGTGGGTGGCGACTTTGGCGCGATGTGGCAAGCGGCCGTTGAGGCGTTCGGGAAAATCTATCAGTTTGTGATGACAACCGTCGGCGGCATCAAGCAAGCATTAGCGGCCGGCGATATGGCGCTCGCGGCCGAGATTGGTTGGTCGGCGGTCAAGGTCGCCTGGTACAAGGGGGCCTCGGAGGTTGTCGGCCTGGTGCGCGCGGTGATCGGCGGCGACTGGTTGTCGACGGCGATCGCGGGCGTCGGTTCGGCGTGGACGATGTTGCTCGACGGGTTCGATGCGGTTTGTGTGGCTATTGAGAATTCATGGGACACGCTTTGGACCAACGCGCGAAATATGGTCGCCCTGGCTATGGCCGAGGTTCTCAAGGCCGTCGACGCGATGAAAGGGGCGTTAGCGATTCTTGCCGTTATGGCCGACCCACTCGACTCAATGGAAGGCAAGAACGAAAAGATTGCAATGATCGGTAAGGGTGGCACGATGGCGGCTAAGGGGCTCGACGTCGTCACGGCAAACCAAAACGCGAATAGATCGGTTGAGTTGTCGGATCGGGTCGCGGGTCGCAACGCGGAGGCTACCGCAAACCGAGCGGGAAACGCGGCTAGTGGTGAAGCGGTGGCGGCTCAATTGCGAGGGCTTGCCGACGCGAGCCAGGGCTACGTCGAGGAAATCGGCCAAGGTCTACGCGAGTCGCTCGAAAACGCTACTGAGCAGTGGCAGCAAGGGCTAGCCAATGCGGGCCAACTCCCGGGCCTGGTGCCTGGCGCTGGCGGTATCGCTGGCGGCGGCGGCGGTTCACCCGATCAGGTTCGGCAATCCGCAATGGCGACGTTCTCGGCCGTCGCCGCGGGCCAAACCGGCGCGACGAGTTCTACGGTCCCGACGCAACAGCTACAGACGCAACGCACGATTGCGGACAACACGGCCGAGACCAATCGACTACTACGAAACCCGCGGCCGTTGACGGTGGGAGTCTAAGCCTATGCCATTGTCGCCAGAAACGTTTTTCGAGTCGTCGCCTCGCAAGGTGAAATTCACGCCGGCGAGCGGTGCGCAGACGATCACGGCTGTTTATAAGGTCACGGGGACCGATGATTATAACGAAATCATCAACTACGCCATCGAGAATGATAACATTCCGTACCTAGTGACAGGGGCGATCGGTTTCGCGGGTGTGATGACCGACGTCGAGGCACAACAGCACGGCAAAGGCTCGTTTTGGACGGTGCAGATTACTTGGGAGGTGCCACCATTCCGCGCGGACGACGGCGAAACCCCGCCCGACTCTCTCGCTTTCAGTTGGGACACGACGGGCGGCTCGGCGCATATCACACAATCGCTCGAGGTGATCGATCAAGAATGGGCCTCGGGGATTCCTCACACTGACCGATCGATCACGATTGGCGAGGATGACCAAGGCAATGTCACGGGGGCCGATATTCCGGTCCCGTCGTGTCGGTTCGAGGTCGTTGAGATTAAGACCCTCGACGCTTACTCGCCGTCGTCGGCAATCGATCACTATCGCAAAACGGGGAAAGCAAACTCGAGCGACCTCACGATCGCTGTGAGCGCAACCAAGTCGTTTACGTTCTCGGCCGGCGAGGCGATGTTCCTCGGCGCGCGGACGTCGTACGACCCAAGCTCGGGCAATGTGCAGACCGTGTTTGTGTTCCTGGGCCAGGCCAATAAGACGTCGATCACGGTCGGCGATATGACGGTCGCGAGCAAGAAAGGCCACGACCTACTCGTTACGCATTTTGTCGAGAAGGTCGACGCAACCACGAAGGTTAAGACCAAAAAACCTTCAGAGGTCGTGATCCATCGGGTTGTTGAGTTCATCGACCTCAACGGAATTTGCGGGCTATAACACGCGAGCGAAATCAATGGACCTCGGTCAAGACATTTTGCCGGGCGGCAAGTATCCCCTATCGGCCTCGCGGATCAATCAGACCTCGCGAGCGGTGCAGGCTGTTCGACTCCCTCGAGGTGCGCCGAGCGCCAACGGACAAAGCGGGTTCGAGCAGCGTCGCGCGGTGGTCGTCTCGGTGCTCAACAAGACGAATCGAGACATTGAGCCAGGCGACCCGGTATTGATCGAGCGGTCGACGATCGACCCCGAGGATTATCCCGATGTTTACGAGTCGGCGGCGCTCGTCTCGTCGACGCTCGGGCTCACGGCCGGCAACACGGGGACCTGGGGCATTGCGCTTCAGTTCATCAAGAAAGAGGGGGCGGCGGGCTCGTTTTCTGGGCCGGTACTACTCAAGGGCATTGCTCGCGTTAAGGTTCGCAAACTCGCCGGCGACGACAATCTCGTCGATATGGCTTGCTTTAGAAACAAGGGCGCAACGGGCGAGGATCACAAGCTCTACACCTCGGCCGCGGGCTGTGCGAGCATTCTCGCGATGAGCTCGACGGTAAGCGACTGGACCGACGAATCTACCGACGACGACGAGGTCGACGCGATTGTCGAGGTTCACGGGTTTCGGATCGTCGAGCCGGCATGTCGAGTTCACCTCAACGCCAAACTGAGGAAAACCGGGGAATTTAGTGTCGCTACCGCAAATGTGCAACAGCACGACGTAACAGGATCGGGCCGCACGGCCAACGGGTTTACAGACACAGCGCCGGGCCGGCGAGCAGCGCCTCGCGTGATTCGGGTCTATGGCGACTCGATCACGGGCGGCATGGAAGCGGCGAGCGGTTCCGAGGGGTGGGCGACGGTTTGCCCATACTCCGGTGACTGGATATTTACCTCGCTCGTCGGTTGCCTCACGCCGATCTAAAACATGGTCACGATCAACAGCCTCGACACGCTCAACGGCTCGACCTGTTGCACGGTCGTTAATGATTCATTCGCAACCGACACGGCCGATCTATATCAATTCTGGGGTATCAACCCCGACGACGCCGGCACGGTCGCCGCGGGCGTAATGACATTGCCGTCTGGGTGTCGTGCTCGTCGCCTCAATTGCCCTGATAGGCTCGCCGGCGTGCGGATCACGCTATCGGCAACCATAGATTTTACTCACAGCGTTTGCGCGTTCTTTTGGTGCAACGCGGATTTATCGGCCGGTTATATGGTTCGCGTTCGCTCTAACTCTGGCGCAGGTGGCGAGTCGTCTCGCCGCGGGTGCCTGGTTGAGTTATGTACGGCGGGCGGCTCGGTGCTCAAAAGCCGATACGCGGGCGGCGGTGCTACGCCGTTAGTCGTCGAGGCTTGGGCCGATCAAGACAGCGGAGACGCTTTTATAACGGTCAACGAGGCGTTCTCGTGGAAGATAACCTATGCGGCGGCAACCGCCGAGGATGGATACTTCGGTTTTGGTGCCGACGACGCCGGCGACGAACTCGACGTCTCGAGTTACGCGGCGGCGGTGGTGGGCTCGGTGGACGTAGAGCAAGGTTGCATTGCTGGTTGCTCGGTCACGACGCCGATCAACGCTTGTACGCACACTGAGTCATGCAACGGCGGCACGCTCGACGAGGACTTTTACGACACGTCAACGACTGGCTCGGCGTATTGGATTACGGCAACCGATCGGACGTTAAACCCGGGATGGGCTCATTCCGTCATCAACGACTGTCTGGTCCCTTTGACTGATCGATGGTCGACAACCGACCTCTCGGCAACGGTTGCGATCACGGGCGGCGGCGGCGTTGAGGCGTGCGGCGATCAACCTTGGCGGGCGTGCGATTCGGTCGCGGTTCGGCGGTTCGTTAGGGTGTCGTCGTGTGCGAACGAAATCACGCTCACAATTGAGATGAGCAAATCGACGACGTCGTCTATCGTCACGTCAATTCAACTCGTGCCGGTTTGCGGGACTAACTTCAGTGATTCGCTATCGGCATCGTGGGAAGAAACGGCATCGGCACCACCCTTGAATTGCACGGCATCAGAGACCGACACGGCAACTAAGACTATTCTAAATGTCCCTGTCGGCATCTATGCGGTCGTGTTCTCGGCGTCGCCTGAGGATAGCTCATTCTGGGGCTCGCCGTTTAGCGTCGCCATGAGCATCGACGGCGTCGAGGTCTACGAAATCAATTGCCCATGAATCACGACTGGCAACCGTTGCCCGAGCATGGTTTCATGTGTGCCGGTTGCGGTGCTCGCTCTCGTAAGGGCACGGCGGCGGGTGAGTGCTCGCCGCGGCCGGCATTTGAGCCAAGCAAGCCGGCTGAGCCTCGACCCGAGGTTGACGTCGAGCAGCTCGTCGCCGCGGCCGGCGATTCGGCCGGCGAGGTCTGGGGCCTGTTGCGTCGAGCGACGTCGCTCGCTCGCGAGGTGACACGCTGGGCGCTTGCTGGGTGCCCGATTCGATCAGTCGACGAGCAACGGCGAATTGTGGCGATCTGCCGGGCCTGTCCGTTGGTGCGTATCGGCGATGCGGGCGGCGTTGGGTGCTCGATCTGCGGTTGCCGAGCTGCGGGCCGATCGCTGTCGCCCGAGGATCACGGGCTCAAGATCAAGCTGGCAACGACTCGTTGTCCCGACTCGCCGGCGAGGTGGTAACAGGCTACAGAAACCAACGCACGACGAGCCAGGCCGAAACGATCAAGGCGCCGGCGATCGTCGCGAGCGACACAAGGCAACAGCAACCGACGCCGGCCGATTCAATCTCGCGGCCGGGCCCCTGGTAGTAAAACACTTTGGCGATCAGTCGCAAGAATCGACGAATCGGGCCGGGTTTAGTTTGCATTGATCGATTCGAGCAAGCGGTCGCGTAGTGATTCAAAGAACGGCCGGGCGGACGCGCGAAGCGACTCGAGGTTCTGTCGATCAACCTCGCGGCGGCGGCGTTCAATCTCACAGTACGGGCACGCGGACGGCGTCGGCCGGTCGTTGCTTTCAGGTTCGAGCGGTACGCCGAGATTGTCGGCGATGGTCTGCAAGAGCTGTTGAGGGTTCATGGTCGGAATATCTTACCGACGGGGCTCGGCGGTGTCACGATTCGAGGGTCTAGGTAGCGTTTGGTGACTTTGGCCGACGAGTGCCCGAGCAGCTCGGTAGCGTTATGACCGGCCGCGGCGTAGTGCGAGGCAACCGAGCGGCGCAAGCGGTGAAATTTACTCTCTCGGCCGTGGGGCAAGCCGGCTCGCTCGAGCAATTTGTCGTATCGGTTCCAAAGGTATGTTTTCGAGTAGGGCCAGGTGAGCACGCTCGGCGACTCTCGAGGGATAAGTCGCAAGGCTGCGACGGTCTCGGCCGCGAGCGGGTAACAACGATCGAGCCGACCTCCCTTGCGGGTCTCGGCTCGGCACACGGCGACGGCCTGGTCGAGGTCGACGTCGGGCCATTTGAGCCCGACGATCGCGGCGATACGCTCGCCGGTATCCCAAGCGATCAAGTGTAGGCATTGCCACCATACCGACGCCGGGCAACGGCTGATCGACCCCTCGGCGAGCCGGCATGCGTCGAGTAGTCGATGGACGTCGGCCTCGGTCCAAGCCAACGCGACACGCTCGGGGATGACCTCGGGCTCTATCTCGGGCCAGGTGTCGACCATGCGGCGACGATTCAAGAATCGCCACACGGCCAAGAGGTTGTAGCGATCGCGCTCGACGGTGCTCGCGGCGACTCCGGTCGAGCGTCGCCAGGCGAGAAACGAGCAGACGACAACCTCGTCGAGGTCGCCGATCCTAGCACGCCGGCCGAGGTACTCGTCGAAACGATCGAGCGAGAATCGGTAGAGCCGTTTGGTATTGGCGGCGCGAGACCTGAGTTTAATCGGCAGATAGAGTTGCTCGAAAGCATCGCGCAGATTTGCAATGGTTGCTGCGATCACGGTAGTCACTCCTGGGCTGAGCTATAGTATCGCTCGAGCTAGTTCGATTGGCGGCAAACAGCGCCATTTTCGCGCGGCTTCGTGCCGTGGAGTGTTCGGAGAGTGCGGTTTGTAGGGGTCCTACGGTCAAGCCGTCGAATCCTGTCCCCGCCATTTGACCCTCGAGTCGGTATCCTTTGCCGGCTCGGGGCGTCTCATTCTTCGCTCGGCCGGTGAGGTTTCCCTTGCGGGTTTTCCTGTATCAACACTGGCCGAGCGTTTTCGTGTTGAAAACTGTTCCGTTAACGCTACGATAGGTATATGGCAATGTCAACCGAAATCAATGGTTTCTTTACGGTTCCCGAGGCGGCCGGGATTATTGGCGTTACAGATAGCCTAGTCCGTCGATGGGTGCGCGACGGCCGACTACCTCATAAGAAAATCGGCGAGAAGGTTCGCGTTATCCCTGCGCAAGCGGTCGAGAAAATGCGAAAAACCGCCCGAAAACCGGGCCGACCGAAAGCCTCGTAGTTTTTTCCTGGTCTGGGCTTGTAAATTATTCCGATAGCGGTACTATTGTCACTCGTTGCCGGGTTGGCAACACGCGAGCGACGGCGGCCGTCGCGGTTTGGCCTCGCAAGGGCCTGGGAGTACGGAAAATGTCGACCAATGTTTTCGAGCAGTCGCTAGAGCTTGATCAGGGCGTCGGGTTAGGTGGTCGGGTTTTTGGTTATGATCACGAGCGCCGAAATTTTGTTGTGTGGGACGTCGACGGCGACAGAATTTGCGTTCATCGGGTCGACCACGACGAAACCGAGAGCGATTGCGGGCCCCTTAGCGAAACCCTCAAACTCGCCGAGTGTTTTCTATCTAACCCGAATACAAGCCAGTACCGGACATTGTTGCGAGCTTGCAAAATGGGATACTCGCGAGCCTAATCGACTCTCCGCGCTCGCCCGGTGTCGGCATCAGCAACCGACCGAGAAAAGCCGGGCGAGCGGACTTAATACCCACTGACGAGCCCGAGGCATCGGGCGAAACGGCAAAGCTGGTGCCGTATGGGAAGCACAAAGCAACCCGCGAGGATTGATACCCTCGAGAGAAAAACCCGCATGTTTGCCGCATTCTGCGGCCGGCGTGCGCATGCGTCACGGAAGTTTAGAGCATGGCTAGTTGCGCGCTGTCGGCGATCATGCCGACGATCATAGAAACCGCGGCAATGGGTCTCGTCGTCGTGATCGCGCTCGCGGTTCTCATTGCGACACTGGCCTATCGGCCTCGTCTCTCACAATCAAATCAGGTGCCGGCGTCGCGTCGTTCGCGGCTGCGGGTTGTCGGCCGAGACGGTCAACGGACTGCCGTCTCGGCCGGTTGTTTTCACGCGAGCAGCTCGTCGCCGCGGGGTGAAGCATGAGCCAAGCGACAACCGTCTCGATCGAGCGGCAAATTCTGCGGGCTTTAACCTGGCTACGCTCGGCCAATCTCGCCGGCGCAACGGTTCCCGAGCTGCAAGCCTGTCTATCGAGGCTCGCGGCTCCCGAAACCGTTCGACACGCGGTCGCCCGGTTGCGTCGGCGTGGTTCGGTCGTGCCGGGGCCTCGCGGTATGTCGCCGCGCGGTCGGCCGGCTCGCGTTTGGGTTTTAGCGAGGGTTTAACGATGGCAATTCACGAGTTCGGATTTAACGACGTTGCGACAGTCGACGGCGGCGCGATCAAGATCGCGATGGATGATGCGTTGCAGCAAGTAATTAAAGACTGTGTCGATCGGCCGTTGGTGAGTGGTTCGCGTAGCGTCACGCTCGAGTTGAGAATCAAGACAATCTCGAGCGAGACGGAAATCGAAGAGGTGGCGATCGCGTTCGTCGTCAAGCACAAAGTTCCGGCGAAGTCGACGCGGTCAATCCGCATGAAACCTCGGGCAAATGGGAAACTTGTTTTCAACGACGACGCGCCCGATTCGCCGTTACAACACACAATCGACGAAATGGAGAACGATTCAGATGATTGACGCGACATTTGTCGAGGCGATCGCAAGCCTCAAGGAAAAGGCGGCCGAGGTAACGGTCGCGAAGCTCGAGGGGTTTCATCGTAAAACGATTATTGCGCAGGGCGATGACTACGAAATCCTTGAAACTCCAGCGCCGGTGATCAATTGCGTTGCAAAGTCAATCGGCTCGCTCGCGCGAATCGTCAACGACTACGCGGTCGAAATTGAGACCGACGCGAAATGTTCGGTTTGGCATACCGAGGGCGCTATCGTGGGCGTTCTCGATGACTCCGAGCGATTGCATCGGGTGACGATGAAGCTCACGACCGACTCGCGGTTCTCGGCTCTGCAAAAGATCGAGAGCGGCGCGACGTTCGATCAAAAGGCGTTTCGTCAATGGTTGTTGCTGGTGATCGGCCGGCGAGCGATTCAAACCGTCGGGATACTCGATGCGATTCAGCGGGTTAAGTTCGACAAGACCGAGGGCGGCGAGGGGACGATCAACGCGACAAGCGTCGGAATGGGGCGTTCGATCATGGCGAAAGCGACGGGCGCGGCCGACATTCCCGAGACGTTTGTCGTGCGGTCACAAGTCTACGTCGAGCTGCCGGCGATCGTCGTCGAGGTCGAGCTGCAAGTCGACGTTGACCCGATCGAGCAAGTTTTTCGCGTGCGGCCGATCCCTGGCGAGCTGCAACTAGCGTTGCAAAAGACTCACGCGGAAATCGAGCGAAACTTGATCGACGAGCTCGACGATATGTCGACCCGCGTTTTGTACGGGTCTCCGTAAGCGTCGGGGCCGGTGTGTGGGCACGGCGAGGCCCTCCAAAGCCTCGCAAGCGCGGTTCAACTCCGCGGGCCTCGATTCAAGGTGTTGAAATGACAAGCGACAAGCAAGCCAAGAGACGCGAGGGGGTCAAGTATATCCCCTGGTCACGCTACGACGACCTGGTCGCGGAGTTGCGAAAGATGATCGACGGCGGCGACTGGTGCGAACAACGCGACGCGCTCGCAATGGTGCTCGGGTTGCATGGTCTGCGGGTCTCCGAGGTGTCTCGGTTGTTGGTGAGCGACCTAAGAAGCGCGGACGAGGTTCTCAACGTGGACACGATCAAACGCGGCCGGCATCGACTGATAGAGCTCGGCGTCGGCGTCTGTTCGGCTATTCGACGTTGGCGCGACGGTAGTCGGGTGCGTTGGTTGCTGTTCACCTCGAGCGGCGCACGGGTGCAACCGAGCCACTGGCAGCGGTTTGCGAGAGCGATCACGGGAAAGGTGCAAGAGTTCGACGGCCTGGTCGGAGAATCGCCGAGCGACTGTTTTCACTCGCTGCGACATACCTACGCGATGCGGTTACTACATGCGACGGGTAACGCAACGCTAGTGATGGGTCGCCTCGGGCACCGAAAGCTAACGTCGACACAAGAGTATATCGGGTCCTACGGTCAATTGGGCGACAGGCAGCTCGCTCGGATTGGCAAGTCAATTGAGGTTGTGCCGTCGCTCGACGTCGAGCCGGCCGAGCGTTTGAAACTATTTGCGGGATGAGGTGAAGCGATGGCAAGGAAAGCACACGGCAACAAGAAGCAACCGCGGCTGTTCGCGTACGTCGAGGGTGTTACTCGCGACGGGTTCTTGCTTTGTGGCGGTCCCGACGTCGACGACGCGATCGAGGGCCTCAACAAGATTATTTATGGAACGGTCGATTCGGCGATTAGAAACGGCGTTCGGTTGGTTCCGAAGATACAGTTGCGAGTCGAAAGAATGACCGACGGCGAGCTCGAGTTACTCGACATGGGCTAGCGGGTGGTGTCAATGTTGCTTTTAGATAAAAGCAACATTCGGGCAACCTGTTCGGCGGGGTTTTGTTTCAAACATGGGAGTTGAAGTTATGAGCGTTGACCAAGAGCCGATCATGCGTTTTTTCGCGTACGAGCATTTGAAGGGCGAGCTTCGAGAGGTGTCGGCGATGTTCGCGACCGTCGCTCGGCATATACACGACACACTACCTCGATCGGCTGAGAAGTCGGCCGGATTGCGGAAGTTGCTCGAGGCAAAAGACTGTTTCGTGCGGGCGTCGCTTCCCCCCGTCGCCGGCGAGTAAATCAACAACGCGGCGACGGTGAGTCGCGGCGGTTCTATTCTCGAAAGGATTCGGCAACGTGGCAAAGAAACAGGCGAAACCACAAGCGAACAACCCGCGCGGCGACTATCAAGTCGGCGCATACCTCGACCCCAAAGAGGGCGACGAGTTGTTCGACGATCCCGAGGCGGCGCTCGAGTGGTGCGAGCAAGCCTCGCGGGTCGATCACGGCGGCGTTTATGCCGTTTGGAAGATTCGCGGCAAGGTGAAGTTGTTGCGAGTGTATATCGGCGGCAACGCATTTGTTGAGGCGGCTTAATGTCGGCCGAGTCGCCGCGGGCGATCCCGCGAGTCAGCGGCGAGCTAGTCGCCGGCGTGATGGGCTTGTTGGCTCGCTATCACGGGCCGCGAGACGTCAACGGCGACGAGTGGTTCGTCGAGCTGCTGCTCGAGCGACTCGGCCAGCTCGAGCGAGCGTATCGCGACGAGCTGCGGCCGGTCGAGCCCGACGAGCTGCTCGAGGTGATTCGGTTGCGGCCTGGTCAAACTGGTTTCGATTCTATCTCCTAACAGGTGCTTTGATGGCTCAATTGATGCGAACCGTAAGCGGGCGAATGATCGACGTCGAGCGGTTCGAGGTCTCGGCGTTCAATCCGAAAGACGTCGCGCATTCGCTCTCGATGCAATGCCGGTTTAACGGTCACACGAATAGATTCTATAGCGTCGCCGAGCATTGTTTGTACGTCGCCGACCTTTGTCACGGGGCCGGCGTTGACGCCGAGTTCTGGGGCCTAATGCACGACGCGGCCGAGGCGTATATCGGCGACGTTACGCGGCCGATGAAGTCGCTCGCCCCTCGCCTCGACGAAATCGAGGTCAAGATTCTGCACACGATCGCCAAGGCGTGCGGGTTGTCCTGGCCGGCTCCCGCGGTGGTTTGGGCGTCAGATAATCGCATGCTCGCGGCCGAGGCCGAGCAGTTGCTCGAGGCGACGGCGATCGAGTTCCCCTTGATCAATCAAGTCGAGCCCGTCAATCGCGCGTTTCATTGCCTCGGGCCTGAGCGGGCATGCGAGGCGTGGCTAAGTCGGTTTTATGTGCTGCGAGAGACGCTCTCGCGCGTGTCGTAGGTTGTTGTTTCTATTTCCCGAGAACATGAGGTTCTGACCATGTTGGTGTTATCACGGAAGAAGCGGCAAGAGATTGTGATCGACACGCCGGCCGGGCCGGTGCGAGTGTCGGTCGAGTCGATAAAGGGCAACCAAGTGCAGCTCGGCGTGATCGCCGACGCCGGCACGAAAGTCTATCGCCGCGAGGTGTGGGACAAGATCACGGCCGGCGAGCCTCGGCCAACGCCTCGAGCAGCGTAGCGACCGTGGGAGGCTCACGGATCGGGCCGTCGTCGCTGTCGTATCCCGTCGCTGCTCAACGGAATGAGCGGCGGCGGTGCTTTTGGGCCTGTTTTCAGGCGGTTTTATCTCTCAACGCATTTTTTGCCATGTTTCGGCCTCGTACCCTGGGGGCCGACGGTGTTTTATGAGCCTAGCACTATCAATCCACAATCCCGAGTCGATTCGAGTCGCCGATCGACTCGACGAGCGGGCTACGTTGCTGCTCTCGCGGGTCGAGATACAACGCTCGAGCCATGCCGGGAAGTTGTTCGCCTGGTTGTTCGGTCGCGTCGGCGGTCGGGCCGGTGAGGTCGCCGGCGTCACGCTCGGCGCGATCGTCGCCGAGGTCGAGTGTTCAGAGTCGGGGGCGCGGAAGTGGCTCAAGCTGCTCGAGGCTCGCGGTCTGATCGCAATCGCCGAGCGAGCCAAGCGTCTTGACCCGTACACGATTCACGTTCTCGAGTCGCCGGTCGTCGCTCAACGGACTTTCGACTTCATGCCCGAGCCGACACTCGCGCCGGCCGTCGTTCGCGTGGTCGGCCGGGATGTTCCCGAAACCGATTGCGGGAACATCGGCGACGAATCTCGCGCACCAGCGGTACGCACCAACGGTACGCACCAGCGGTACGCACCAACGGTGCGCGAGATTGTATCGCCGGTGATCGAGCAAAAACCGACAATCTCGATCGAACCGAAACCCGTTGACGGCAAGCAGTTTGCCGAGCCTGTCGACGCGGCCGACGAGCAGCTCGACGCGCCACTGGCACAACAATTGCGACGCGGGCGCGCGTCAAGCCATCAAACAAACAATCAATCTATCTCAATTCAAACTCAACCCATTAAACCGGTTGAGTATCTATCTCGAGAGACTGCTCGACGGCCTGATCGCGATCGCCGCGGACACGATGAGCGGTTGTCGACGCCGGCGACGCTTGGGTCGTCGCTCGCTGAGTCGCTATTGGCTCGCCTGGCCTCTCCGGAGGCCGTCCAAAGGTCTATCGAGCAGCTCAAGGGCCAAGTGATCGAGTTGCTCGCCGGCGAGCCTACGCTCTCGCGGCGGCTCGTTGATCGGGTTTGCCAAGTGGCGATGACCGAGGCCGACGCCGATCGGTTGCCGTTCGCGCCGTCTCACGTTCTCGCGATCGCTCGCAAGGCAAAGGGAAACCGATCGCCGGCCGCATACTTTCATGGCGCGGCTATCAACGAGCTGCGCAAGCGTGGCATCGACTGGAAGGTCGGCGGGGGTGCGAGATGAGTGGCGAAACGATCGAAATTCGCTGGATGGTGCGCGGCGACGTTGCCGACGCGGCTCGGATCGAGGCCGAGTGTTATAGCGAGCCCTGGTCGGCCGACGAGTTTCTCGCCGAGCTGTCGATCCACAACGGCTACGGGCAAACGCTGTTGATTGGCGGCGCGATCGTCGGCTATGCGATCTATCGTATCGGTGAGAATGTCGAGCTCAAGAATATCGGGATAGCACGCTCGCGGCGTCGTCTCGGCCTCGGGTCGTTGCTGATCGACAAGCTCAAGGCGAAATGCTCGCCCCATCGTCGGCCAAAGCTCGCGGCGATGGTCTGCGAGAACAACCTCACGGCGCAATTGTTTCTCCGGTCGCTCGGGTTTCGGTGCGTCTCGATCGAGCATCGCCCTTACTGGGGCTCGGCGCAAGATGGGTATCGGTTCGAGTGGTCAACAGAATCGGCGAGGTGCAGCAATGCTTAAACCATTCACGGGCCTCGGGCTCGTTCGTCGCCGCGGCGAGGTGCCGTCGGCCGTCGACAACTATCGGACCTCGAGCGACCCGAGCAAGCGGCGACGCTGGAAACCTCCCGCGCAAGGCTGGGCCGACTTTTCCCCGTGCGGTGCGTACCGATACACGCTCGGCCGAGATTACTCGATCGAGCATCGGATCGACGGCGTCGAGTATCGGCCGGGCTGTATCGTTTGGCTAATGCTGAACCCGAGCGAGGCTCACGAGTCGCACGACGACCCGACGGTCCATCGGTGCTTTGTTCGCTCCCGGTCGATGCTGATCGGCTATCGTGGCGGCGTCGAGCATCGTATCGGCTGGGACTCGGCTGTCGTGCTCAACCTGTTCGCGTTGCGTGCTACCAATCCCGAGGTAATGATCGCGGCCGATGATCCCGTCGGGCCCATGAATAACCCGGTGTTGCGAGAGGTCTGCGGCGGTGCCGATTTTCTTGTCGTTGCGTGGGGGTGCGACGGCCGGCATCGAGACCGAGACGTCGAAGTCTTAACGAAGCTGCGGACACAATGGCGCGTTGAGGGTGGTACGCCTCGGAATATCTACGCACTGGGCCTCAACGACGCATTTGGCGAGCGGCCGTCGCCTTGCCACCCTCTCTACCTCGGCTACGACAAGCGAGCGATTCCCCTCGGTCTCGAGTTCGACGCCGAGCATCGAATCATCGGGATAGAACGGGGGCCGGCATGAGTAGCAAAAGACGGCCAGTTCTCGACCTCGCGGCGATCATGGCGGCGAGTCGCAAGTCGGCGGCGGGCTCAATGCCTGGCGTTAAGGCGCTCGCGCGGCCTGGTCACGTTCGCGGCAGAATGAACGGCCTTGAGCGTTCGTATTCTGAGTATCTCGACGGCGAGGTCGCGGCGGGCCGGGTGATCAAGTATCGATTCGAGTCGGTGTCTCTGGTGCTCGCTCGACCTCCCGCGGGCGGCAAGGCGGTTACGTGGACGCCGGACTTTTGGGTTGTGCTCGCCGATCGGTCGATCGAGCTAGTCGACACGAAAGGCGGGCTCGAGCGAGCTGCACAGCGGGCAAAAATCAAGATTGCGGCCGATGTGTTCGACGAGTTCTTCGTCGTCGTCTTGCGCCGAATCAAAGGGACCTGGCAACGCGAGGTGATCAGTTGAGCGAAGCGCCAAACGTACAACCAAAACACGCAACCGAGGCCGGCGAGTTGGTTCGGCTCTATCTCGGCCGTGATCGTTACGACCTGGCTCGGCAAGTGGTAACGAACTATCGACGCTCTCGATCGACCGACGACGAGCGGTTCGGTCGCCTCGACGAGTATCTCTCAAGGATCACAATACACGCCGAGCGAGCCATTCTCGGCGAGTCGGTCGAATGGTTACTGGCGGCGCGAGTGCTGCGAGAGCTCCAAGACAGCGTCGGGCGCGGCGTCGAATCACTCGCCAGAAACCCTAAGGCGGTTTGGGATATTCGTATCGTCGAGCTGCCGGTCTGCGCGATCACGATCAACCTGCTCGAATCACGCGGCGTTGAGTTGATGCGCCAATTGCTGGCAAAGTCGCCTGGCGATCTGCTCGCCATTCCTGGGCTAGGCGAGAAGCGTCTCGACGAGCTGCTCGTCGCTGTGCTCGGGTTTGCCGGTGATCTGACCCACAACAGCAACCGCGGGCAGTATGCGAACTACGTCACGCCGGCATGGCGTTATGCGATCGAAAACGGCGAATTCCGACGCTAGAGTCTCGAGGGTGTCACGGATGAAGAAAACAGCGGCCGAAACAATTGAGCGTCTCCGCGAGTTGTACCGACGGCAAGCCTCGGGCATTGACCGAGAGATAACTCATACGGACATAGCTCGCCGGCTCGGCGTCTCGACGGCGACAGCTCGACGGGTGAAAGAGTGCCTCGGGCTGCCGTCTCGGCGACCTGGTCGCAAGCCTGGTTGACATTGAGCCGAAATCAACGCGACTATGCGCGGGTGCTCCCCTCAACCACTAGCAAACACTCGACGACACGCCGTTCGCGGCATATCGGCTATGCATGAAGCGGGCCAGCGCGTCGAGAATCTCGCCATTCGTTGAGGGATGAGTTGAGGCTCGCCGGTTGGGTAAAACTGGCCGGCGAGCCAGCTCCCTCACAATGTCGAGTTTCTAACTATGGCGATCGCCGACCAATCTTTTGCGAGTTATCCCGAGGTGCTCGAGGAAGTTCGCGCGGCGGTTGCCTACGGTCGCTCTCTCGCGGCCGACGCCGACGGCCTGTCGCGGCAAGACTTGCGGTCGATCGTTGCTCGCTCGGCTCCCGTGTTGATCGAGATTCTCCGCGGCTATGAGTCGATGAAGAAGCAGCAAAAGAAAGCGATCGTCGACGCGGCGCTCGCCGAGGTGCTTTTGCAGCTCAAGCCGTATTTGATCGACACGGCCGCGGCGATCATTGCGTCGCTGTTGCCGTGGTATCTCGCCTGGTTGCCGTGGGTTTTGTCGCTCCTGATCGACGTCGACATTGTCGGCCGGCTCTCGGCCGAGATTCCCGGTATATCCCAAGCCGTGTTCGACGGCCTTAAATCAATTTGGTCACGTTCCAGCAAATCGGAGTAGGTTCCTATGCGTTCCCTTGTGTTGTTGTTGGTGTTGTGCCTGTTCGCTTCGGTCGTTGCTGCGGCCGATCAACCCTCGCCTCGGGCCTCGGATCATTACGCGACGGCCTACCAAGCTGCGCAGTCGTGCGGCAAACTTTGCGTGCTGGTAACGACCAGTAATTGTGAGCCTTGCGAGCTGGCTAAATTATGGTTTGGCAAGATGGCTCGCGACAAGTCGGCCGGCGCTTGCGTCATTCTCGACGCCGAGACCGACGCGAAATACGTCGCCGACATTGCCGACGACTTTAAGGGCTACCCTCAATTGATCGTCTACCGAGACTTGGCGACCTCACCTCGCCGCGAGTGCCTGGTCGGTTGGCAAGCTATCAGTTCCCGCGGCCTGGTCGCTGTGGTCGGTATGGTGATCGACGACGACTCGAGGGGAGTCGCCGCGGTGCCGGCCGAGCAGCTCGTCGAGGTGTCACACTCGGCCGATACGTGCAAGGGTTGCCGGAATTGCCCGAGCGATTGCTCTGCTCACGGTTGCCATTGTGCCGGCTCGCATGCTGCCGGGGCATGTGGGGCCGGTTGCGGCCTGGTGCGAGGTCAACCCGTTAGAAACATTGCTCGAGCCGCGGCCGGTGCTGCGGTTTGGGTAAAGGAAAGCAAGCCGGTGCGACGAGCAGTCGCCGGCGTCGCCATTGGCTCGGCAAAGGTCGTGCGGGCCGTCGTGTGGCGTGCGTTCCATCCGTTGGGCGGTCGCTGTCGCGGCTGCCGTTGATTGTTTGCCGTCGTGGTCGAGTGCTTGTCGGGTCGCCGGTTGAAGGGTGCCGGCGACCCGACTCGCTCACCAATCGAAAGGGTCGAAAATGCAAGGGATTCTCGAATTTTTCGCCAAAGTGCCGTGGGTCGGGTTTCTGGCTGCGGTCTCTCTGGTGTTGATGCTCTTTTGGCCGGCGTTTGCCGGCATGCTCTACGGGTTTGTCGGTAAGGTCGTCACGTTCGCGGACAAGCCGAGTCGAGCGGCGCTCGCGGCGATCAAGCAAGCTGAGGCCGACAAGCAAGCGGCCTCGCAACCTCCAAAGGTCTAAACCGTGGAAAACAACGGGTTTTTGATCGTTCTTGTGATCGCCGCGGCGTTGGTGTTTGGCGGCTATGGGGCAGGCGTTACGCCGAGCCCGAGCCCGACGCCGGCCGTCGTGCAACCGAGCGCCGACACGCAAGCGGCATTTGCGGATCTGCGGGCAACCATGTCGCGATATCCCGAGGCGGCTCGGTTTGGTGCCGAGTGGCGAGACCTTCACGCGGTAATCGGTTCGACGGGCACGAAGATCACGACGAACCAACAATTGCGCGACCTGGTCGACAAGTTCTCGCGGTTGCTGGTCACGCAACGATACGCCGGCTCGCCGTTCATTGGTTTTACCGACGGGGCAAACAAAGCGTTGACGAAACTGTTCGGCGACGAGTCGGTCGCGATCGACCCGAACAAAGCGTCGGACTATATCCTCGGTATCGCCTGGGCTTGCGGGGGGTAATTATGGGCTACAAGTTCTACAACCCGGGCGGGCAGCTATGGTTGCCGTCGATGGTTGGCCTCGCGGCCGATCAAATCGCGACGGCATACGAGAATGGTTTTGTCGGCGCTTACTTCGACCCCGACGAATGGGATAGGCGTCGAGGTGAAGCTCTAGCGGCAACGGGTTATGCAACCGTTGGCGACGCTGCGACGGCTAACGGGTGGGCCGGCTCAGCCGCGGGCCAATTGGTAATTCCGTTCGTTCATGTTCTCGAGCAGTATCCCGGCTGTTGGCCTGGGCCGGCTCAAGAGCGTGGCGACTGTGTGTCGCACAGTGACAAAAATACATGCTTATTGACGACGGTTTGCGACGTCGTCTCGGGCTTGCCTGATCCACGAACAGGCAACCTCGAGGGGTTCCCCGAGATAAGCGCCGAGGGTATTCGACAAGGTTGTATCTCGTCGGAATGGGTCTATTGGTTCCGAGGCTCAAACGGCGACGGTTGGTCGTGCGATGCGTCGGCATCATGGCGAACGAAAATCGGCATCATGCTGCGGCAAGCGTATCCCGAGTTGGGTATCGACTTGACTCGATACTCGGGCTCGCTCGCAGGCAAGTACGGCGGTCAAAAACCGCCCGAGGCGATGCAAGTCGTCGGCCGCGAGCATGTTCTATGGTCAACGGCCAATGCTGACACGTTCGAGGAAAGTCGCGACGCTCTGGCCAACGGTCACGGTCTGCACACTTGCGGCGGCGAGGGTATCTCGAGCACGCGCGACGAGAACGGCGTCTCGCGTCGGTCGGGTTCATGGTCTCACGCGATGAGCTGGATTGGGGCCGACGATCGACCCGAGACGCATAAACTCTACGGCGAGGGCCTCGTCCTAGACTTGAATTCTTGGGCCAAGTGGAACAATGGGCCGCGAGACATTCGAGACTCGGCTCGGTATGTTCCCGCGGAGAAGCGCGACGCATGGGTCGCCGCGGGCATCGTTAACCATGCGACGGGAAATATCATGATTCCCGATGGATCGGCCTGGATTCGCTACAGTGAGTTTAAGAATCGCCAGGTGATCGCGTTCTCGGGTGTTCAGGGTTGGAAGCCGAAAAAATGCAACCCTTTACAAACGGTGTTCGGATGATTCGCCTCGCGTTGATCGCCGTTCTCGTTTCGCTGTCGGGTTGCTCGCCGGCGTCGCCTGGTCGTGATCGCGACGCAAAGGCGCTCGCGTGCGGAGTGCTCGCGGTTATGCCGGCCGGCGTCGCGCCGCGCCCGTCGCCGCGGCCGAGCCCGACGCCGACGAAGTGTGACAATTGCAATGGCACGGGCCGGGTTGGCGATGGTCGTGTTTTCGTTCCTTGTCCGGTTTGTGGGGGTGACAGGATAAAATGAGCGATGCGCCAACAGTTTCACCGAATCGGCTCGAATCGTCGGAAGATTCAATTCGGGCAACCGTCGCCGGCGTTTCTATGTCTATCGATAAGCAAACCGCGATTGCGGCCGGTGGTCGATTGGCATCGGTTCATCCCGGTTACTGGATCGCCGCGGCAACGATCGGCCTTGCGGTGTATGTGGTCGAGCGTGCTTTCCCTTATCACATTGGCTTGGCTGTTGAGTCGGTCATGGTGCCGATCAACGAGCAAGGCGAGCGACAACGGGTTCAGGGTGAGAAACTTGACCGGACGGTCGAGAAACTCGTCGAGGTCACGGGAGACCTAAAAGACCAAGTCAAAGAGCTGCGAGCGGAAGAGCGCGAGCGTCGCGCCCCTATCCCGGTCGGGCCGGTAGTTGGTGGGTCGTAGCATGCCGCGGCTCGAGTAGATCGTCGCCGAGACAATCGAGAAACTCGGTCGAGCGATCGACTAAGTCGGCAACCTCCCGACCTCGAGCGACGTCGAGACTCTCGTCGCGGCAATTGCGGTTTTGGTGTTTGTGATGTTGCAAAAGGTCGTTAATCATGCCGGACTATGTAAAACACGCGGTTGCAGCTCTCGCCGGCGCGGTGCTGTCGGTTGCGCTCGGCATGCCGGCGAAGGTTGGCGACTTGCAACCCGTCGAGCCTCACGATCGAGCCGGCCTATTGTCTCGGCTACGGCGCGACAGCGGGTCGCTAGCTGCCGGGCCGGCGACACTCCACGTTATCCGCGCGAACGATTCACGGGCTACGATTCACGTTTCGACCGACTCTCATGAATGGCTGTTGACCGTTGGCGGCTCGGCGTCGATCACGCCTATCGACGTCGGCGGCTCGTTTCCCCCTCGGCCTCGCATTGGAGGCGCTGCGCCATGAGTTGGGAGAATTTGCCGGCGTATGTGCTTTGGTGGCTGTTCGCGCCTCGACCTGATCACGCGCTCGCGTCGGCCGTGTGGGGCCTCGCCGGCGCTGTTGCGTTGCTGGTGATCGTTCTCGTTTTCGGTTCCAAGAAGTAGGGGCTAGTGTCGTCTATATCAACGTGCAAAGGGTCGTTCGATGATTATGCAAATCAGCGTTAGTGAGGACCTCGAGGCCGAGGCCGTCGCCGCGTGGGGTTCGGTCGTTTCGGCATTGCCTGGCGAGTCGGCCGCGGATCGCGCAAAACGCGGCGTTGCGGCGATGTTGCGCGCCAAGATTGGGGAAGTGTCGCGGATTGCGGCACAGTCGAGCGTCGCCTCGACCATTATCGCCGGCCAAAATTCGGCGCTCGCTCGGGCCGATGCGCCAGGCGCGTTTACTGTCACGCTGCCCTAGTTTCTTCCAGGATAAAGGACTCGCGAAACCATGCCAACTAGCGGCGGAATATACTACGCAGACGCGGCAACAGGTTCAGAAACTAACGGCTACGCCGATATAGTCAACATTGCGCCGAGCATTGCGTTGAGTCCGTACAATCAAGCGGGCGACAACACAGCGTTTTTAAGCACGATCGAGGCGGGCTGGACGTTTCGACTGCAAATCGACGCGAGTAACTATATTGAGTTTGTGATTACCTGGTGTGCTCCCGTCAATGCGCACTACGAGTTTCATTGTTCTTCGCGCACTACGGTCGGCACTTGTCCCGACTTGGAATACTACGAGCTGTTTGCGGATGCGCCTGGGCCACCTACCCCGACGGTATCGATCGCTTTGGCCTCGAGCTCGATCGCCGAGAACGGCGGCGAGACGGCCGTGATCGCAACGCTCGACATTACGTCGAGCAGCACGGTAACGGTTAACCTTGCGTACACGGGGACGGCGAGTAACGGGGCCGACTACAGTCGCTCGGGTACGTCGATCACAATCTCGGCCGGTGAGACCTCGGGCTCGGCGTCAATCACTTCGATCGACGACACGACGTTCGAGGGTAGCGAGACGGTTATCGTCGACGTCTCGTCGGTCACCAACGGGACCGAGAACGGGATCCAACAAGTCACGTTGACGATCACGGACAACGACACAGCGCCGACGGTGTCGATCGCCCTGGCCTCGAGCTCGATCGCCGAGAACGGCGGCACGACGGCCGTGATCGCGACGCTCTCCAATCCCTCGACGCAAGAGGTTACGGTCAATCTCGGCTACACGGGGACGGCAAGCAACGGGACCGACTACTCTCGCTCGGGCACGACGATCACGATTGCGGCGGGCTCGACCTCGGGCTCGGCCTCGATCACAAGCATCGATGACACGACGTTCGAGGGTAGCGAGACGGTGATCGTCGACGTCTCGTCGGTAACCAACGGGACCGAGAACGGGATCCAACAAGTCACGTTGACGATCACGGACAACGAACAAACCGCGAGGTATGGTCACGTTGTCGCGCTGGGTGTCGATGGCGAGTGTGTGATCCCTCGCGCGTTTGCTGGCGAAACATTGCGAGGCGGCGAGTTGATTGGCGGCGACCCGGGCCCAACGATCTGCGCTCGCGTGATATCAGAGCCCGAGAGTCTCGGCGGCGCTGGTCGCAACCTGTTGCGGTATGACGTCGCCTCGGCTCGCGTTTGGGCGGGCGTTCATGATGGCACGGGTAACGATCCCGAGGCGCTCTCGGGATGGTCGAATAAAACCGACGCGATCGACCTCGATGAAGCGATCACTACGGCGCTGCCGTGGTCGGGCGATCACAACGGCTACAACTTTGCCTGGCAAATCCCCGACGAGCTGCTCGACCTGGTGAGCGTTGGCGACTGGCTCGTCGTTGACATTGCTCTCGACCTCGAGAGCGGCGACGTATGTCGCGTGCGGTTTACTGCTCGTATGGTTTCCGAGGGTGTTTGATAATGACTGTGGGAATGTATCCGCGAGTGTTCGCGCCGATGTTGCAGCCTCCCGTGCTCTTAGATGGCGAGGTCGTCGTCGCGTTTGACCCGACGCAAGCCTATATGCTGGTCGTTCCCGAGCAAGGCAAGCGGGCATTGCTCGCCAAGCCGACTCACTCAAAACTCGGGCCGACGACGCAAGCCGAGGCGCAAGTCGAGGCGGCGGTCGCCAAGCATCTGCTAGCGGAATTGTCGCGCGACGACTGGCCGAGCTGGCTCGAAAGTCGATTACAAGGCGTTGTGGGTCCCTCCTAGGGCTGTGTTTTTGCGTTCGTTCCCTCT